ACTGACCATTAAACCAATTAAAAATTTGCTCCAAAAAATACTGCATCATCTTGTGTTGTTAATTTTATATTAGGTCTCAATGAAAGAGGAGACTCAACAAACCTTACTCCTGAATAAGCAGTTGAATGACTAAGAGGGAAATTACCTCCTGTATTTAATATATCCCTTGACGATAATAAACATATATTTAATCTATCCTGCCCTGCTATATCATTTAAAGCTACTTCTTTTAATGGAAAATTATTAGAACCTGTAACCCACGATGATGTTGCAGGTGCATAAATAGTTCCAGTACTAGAATTATCAGCATCATGGTCCCAACCTTCTATTGCATCAAACTCAGAAGTGCTTAGACCTGATTCAATATCAGAAGTAGCTTTTACACAATATACTACAGGGATAGCAGTCGTACTAAACCCATTTATACTAAGTTGCCCTTTACTAGGTTTGTTAAAAATTCTACTAGTATTAAATGATAAAAAAACACGAGATATATAATGACCACCTCCTCTCCCTGGGGTTGTAAATGAAGTTCTTATAGAATAAGCACTTTGTGCATAACTAGTATTAACTCCCTCTCCAGTTACTGCATCATGAGCATCTGCCCAAGAACTCTGAGCATCTCTGCGGACATATCCATCTACACCAGGATAAAGTGTTACAAGACCTGTAGGCATTATATCTCTACTTTTGGCATATAATAATTACTTTGTATCTTTGTATAATAATTATCTTCTGGAGTAACAGATATCTGCTGATAACTTACTGAATCAAATTCATAAGGATTATCTTCAACCTCCTTATTATTCCAATATGTTATCTTTCCACCTGATTTAATTCTAGCAAGTGCAAACTCTTTAAAACTATTATAATTCTCTTCTCCATATGTATCAAAAAATATACCATCATATGTATCTGTAAGGCTTAAATCAGCCCAATCTCCCTCAATTATTGTTACATTGGACTTACCACTAGCCCAAGTATTTAATCTCTCTATTATCTGTGGATGTATCTCTATAATCGTATGTGAGTTAACTCCCTGTGCTTGTATGTAATCTGCACATATACCCATACCAAATCCTATTTCAAGTACATCTCCTTTATTATGACAGATAAATTCAGCAGATTTCTCCATTATAGGAGCTTCCCAATCCATCATAACTTCCATAGCAAATTCAGTATCCCATATCTGATTATCTGAAAACTCTAATGTATTATCTTTAAATGCCATTAAAAATTCTGTGTTATAGTTGCATAACATACTTCTTCATCAGCATCCCAATAAAAAGACATTATATCTCTTTTACTACCTCCTGCAGTCAAAGTAGGGTTACTACCTCCTGCCCATCTTACTGCACCAGCTGTACCCCCATCATTATTACCAGCATTACCTGCAGCATCTTTAGTTGCATAAGCTGCTATAGTACGAGTAGAACCATCCTGTTCTACAACTAAAAGAAAATTACCTGAAGTTGCAGGAAATCTTAGTGTTAATGTACCAGATATACTCCCACCTGTCATATCTAAATGAGCTTTATTTCCTGTTCTAAAATCAACAGTTACATTAGTAGCATCTGCATACAAAGTTCTATCAAATCCTACTGCACATCCATCAAATTCAACATGACCATCAGGCTCAATATTTAAATGAGCATTAGCAGCAGCACTATCTATTGTCGATATAGATGTTTCTCCATGCTCTTCAACTATAATATTAAAATAATCATTTGTGCTACTTCCACCCATTTCATGCATTCTTAAATTAGTATAACTATCCTCTTCTGAACCAAATATCATGTAAGGATTATCTGCTCCAACACCTTTAAAGGTAACATTATCTTGACTCCCGTCTTGAACTTCAATCGTCAAATTAAGTGCAGCTTCAAGTATAATACGTCCATCTGCATCTAAAGTAATATCAGAATCGGTTGTTCCATCTCCTACTGTTTTAATCGTCATATCGCCAGTATCGGCTACACTTATATCACCATATTCTGATACATTATCGGCTGGAATTAATCTTATATGATAATCATTAGCTCCATCTGGAACAGTTATATCTAAACCATGATTCTTATCTGCACTCGCTACATTAATATCAATTCCTGTTGCAGTATGAGTTCCATCAGTATGACCATCTACATCACACACTATACCTTTTACAGTAGAAGTTCCTAAACTACGAGAATCAATATCTAAATTAAGACCAATATCATTATGAGCTGCAGTACCTGAAGTTGCTACTGTCCTAATCCAACCTATATCCATTGCTGTACTATCTTCTGCATCATTTCCAGAAGAACTGAGAGAAATTTCCCAATTACCTGTATCTCCATTTATTCTTCCTGCAGCGGTGAACCCGTTTTTAACATTATCACTAATTCCATCCGCTCCAGGTTTTGATACATTAAATATTATATCTCCTCCACAATTTACACCAGTACCTTGTCCCCCTTGTAAATATAAATGTCCACCTTCTTTATTAACGGGCGCTCCAGAGTCAACTACATAGTTAAATGCACCGCCTGCTCTAATATATAAATCATTCCCATCATTGGTAAGAACTCCATCAGTATCCTCCATCATAACATAACTATGATTAATTCCACTTAAACCAATCACATTAGTACCTGAAGGGCCTCCTTGTATTGCTAATTCCTTGGCGATAACTTTTGCATCACCTGTATCAGCAGCATTTCTAACTTTTAAAACAGCTCCTACATTCTTTAATTGTACACTAGCACTGCCAGGTACTCTTAAAAATACTGCATCTAAGATAGGTTTATTTCGAATCTTATTTTTTAAACGTCTAACTTCATTAATAAGAGCCCCTACATCAAATTCTAATCTTCGTGTATCAATATTAAGATTAATTGAATGCCAATTATTAGTATCTTTAACATATAATTTTCTTCCTAAAGCAGAAGACCTTATAGTAATATCGCCATTATATCCTTCTCTATTTTGTGGAATTCCTTTTCCAGATGTTATACCTCTTGAACTTTTAATAGCCATTACTTAATTGGTTTATCCCTATATATTATACTAATATCATTAATTTCAAATTGTCTTGGTATAAATCCTGCATCATAAAATGAAGTAGTATTTAATGTTAAATTATCAGCCAATACATTAGAATCTACATCAGTTAAATTATCATCTTCAACTGTATCTACAGTTGCATTCTTAGTACTCCCAATATAATTCTTAACTCTATAAGTTGCTCCTGCACCACCTCCTGCAAATATGTAAATTGGCATCCCATTATAATAATCATCATCACTACTAGCAGAAGTATCTAACTTAAAATAATTTCCAGCAGTCTCTACATAAGACAATTTGTAACTATGTCTTCCCGCATCTGCAAATTCAAACTTTAATTGCAGAGAATATATATTTGTTGTACGTAATGCAGTAGTTGGCTTTAGCGCAACAGTTATCCAATCTGCAGAAGAGTTGGCTTGACTACTATTGAAAGAATCAAATCCTTTAGATGCGCTATAATATGTAGTATCATTAAATACTCCTGTAAAACTATTAGAACCATTAGTTGCATATTTTGCAATAACACCAGACATATAACCACCAGCTTTAAATGTTACATATACTTTATATATTTTTTTCCTACGACTAGGATTACCTAAATCCATATCTTTTGTTTGAATATTAAAATTACTTGCAGCTCCAGTCCATTGCCATAAATCTTTAGCAGAATCATCCCATTGATTAATATTTGCTATAGATTCAAATGAATGATTGTTCATAGCAATAATCAGTTTTTTATCTTTAGTTGAAACCATATTTGTTCTATAAATTGCCATTATGTTATTGGTCCATCTCCAAGATTAACAGATATAGGAGGTCCAATTGGATTCTTATCAATATCTGCTGCAGAAGACTCATCTGCAATATACCAATTGAATAACTTCTGAGATTGAGTAATTGCTCCTGTAGCCAAATCATATATAAATCCGCCACTATCTGTTGCAGCTGTATTTAATGTTTGTATAATTACTTTATTTGATTTTTCATCATATCCAAGCAAAACAGGAGTTTCTTCATTTTCATTAATTGCCCAATCATCAGATGTAAAATTCTTTTCAGTTATATGATTTAATTTTTCACCATCATATAAGAATAAACCATTATTATTCACCCATACCACACCATTCTTAGTATTAACAACTTGAGATGGAGATAATACTCCAGCTCCACGCCATGTCTCTTCCAATTCCTCTCCCTCAGTAGTTACTTTAATCAAATATGCAGTTTTCTTTTTAAATTGTAGAAGTTTATCCCCGAATGATTCTAATTCTGTAATACTGTCTCCATCCGCTGTAGCTACATCAATATAATGCGCCCCATCATCCGGGAAACTATCAAATCTATCAGCATCTGCTCTTAACATCCTATCTGGATAAGTTCTTTCTCCTATTTTAAGATTTCCAATATATACTTTTCTTTGAACAACGGTTACAGCTTTATACATAACACCTAAATTAGTATCTGATGAATATCCATTCTCAGATTGATAAGTCAGTAAAGGCAAGGAAGACACCCTGTCACCTAATATGGCTGTAGTTACTAGAGCTGTAGTATCATCTGTCGCAGTCGACGATACACTCCAATCATCAGCTGTACTTGCAGGATTTGCTAATTGTAACTTTTCTTCACTGCCATCTTTTCCATGACAAAGATAAGTTCCTTTAACTAAATCTACATCGTATAACATTAACCACTCCTCCGATAAACCACCACCAATCATATCAACTTGCTTCATATAAATTCTAAACCCCGAAATACGCTCATTCCAACTATTATTCTGGGTCGCTCCACTTCTTGAATTATTACATAAAAATGTTAAGCCTGATAAACCTGCATTAAAAAATCCTCGTAAATCAGCATTCGTACTAAAATCCATTTCGTATGAAGTTTGTTCCTGAACACTAACATAATTTAACGTACCATTAAATGAATTTCCTTTTATAGCAATAATATTCGTAACATCTGCACCTGACTCCTGTGCTTGAATTACAAACTGATGGAATCCGTCTCCATCTATATTCTTTGTTGTCCCTCCACTTGAATCACCATCTTTCCCAACATAAACATCAAAATTCCCAGAAGTATAATTACTCATAACTATCGAAACTATATAATAAGCACCTGCAGTTATATTATTTGATGAAATTACATTATCATATAATAACCATCCATTGCCATCACATACCGCATTGGCAAGGTCTGAATCACGAACCCAATTATCAGATTCTGTTACATTAAAAGTACCTGTAGCAGTTATATCTCCATATTCTGCAGTTTTCCAGAAGCCACTATTCAAAAATGCTGCGTGCTCATGACTTAAAATTCTATTGTCTCCATTATCAAAGATAGAACCTATTCTAATATTAGATTCCTGTATTTCACTTCCACCACCATCATACAAATAAGACATTCCAAATATCCATTGACTTTTTAAATCATCTGAAATCAATTGTTCTTCTAAAATTACTCTAACTCCTGGCTCAGTATCAGAACTCGCTGGAGGAGTATACTGAGCATATTCACATGCAACTTTAACCTCATTTGCATCATCTCCAAAACCAACAATTTCCCAGACACCATTATAAATCACTCCATCACCTTCAGCTCCATAGACAGTTAATGATTTACCTATAGCAAATCCTTCTCCCATTACATTCACATCACCCTCGGAATCGACTAATGTAAATATGACAATATTTTGCTCAGTATTTCCAGCATGTAGTTGTACGAGAGTACCTCCCTCCATAAAATATTCACCTGTAGTAGTCGTAGAAGAATCTTGAATGCCAAATATTACTTTTCCAGGCCCATTCGGTTTTAATGATGATGTATTCAATGCTGTTCCAGTATTTCCAATAGGTATAACATTAGGCAAAACTTCTAAAGCTCCATAAGGAGGCATCTCAGGAATCTGTATATCTTCAACCCATCTATTAATAATAGTATTTGCTGGAGAAGCTCCTTCAGCTTTTTCAAGTAATGGACGATTAATATGAGTTAATATTTTAGGAACATTAATTTTAGAAATATTAGTTCCAGTATCATGAGCTGTTTCTGTAGTTCCAAATTGCGCCCTAACAACAGTTAATGTATTACTATCAATACTTGTAATTTTCATAACTTCTGAATTAATTTTAATATATTCCCCTGCAACATAAGAAAGTCCCGATGTAACATCTATAGCTGTTTCAGTAGTATCTAAATCTTCATTTAAAGAAGATACTATAACTTTCTGTCCAAAATTAGCATCACAAACTCTAAGACCATTATCAGCCTTATAATATATAGGTTTTACTTTACGTTGATAATTATCAAGGTGCACTTCCCCCATTTTAATAGCACTCTGAATCCATAATTCATTTCCAACATTAGTATGGCAGGAATCCCATATATCTATATGTGCTCCATCATTAATACATATAAATTCAGCATCTAATTCATCTGGATTTCCGCTATCTGTATCTGCCAAACTCTGCATATTAAAATCATGAGAAAATGCATACAATCCATATCCGGGGGTTAATCCACCTGTTCCATTATCCATAGAATTACTATCACTTCCAGGGCTAACATCCACATCTTTTACATTAGTAATAGTATGAACCTGTAATGCATTACCTGGCAATGTAATTCTACCTTTATGAGACACATCTGCATTGAACAATTCTTCAAATTGATTATCTTCAATATCTCTAGGGTCAGCTAACTGATTAATGCCTCCTTCAAAGGCTTCTATTTTATGAACTTTTTTTGCCACTTATTTCATTATTGCTTTTTTAATAACTTCTTCAACTGAATCATATATAGCATCAAGTATTTTTTCTTCAGTCTTTTCAGATATAATAGGAATATTTATATTCTCATTTAATTCCTTAACAATCTTTTCTTTCATCTCGTCATTAAATACATAATCAACTACCATTTGTTTTAAATCCATTAGTCTGTCCCCTCATATTGTTCTATTTTATATTTACATTTATCACATACAATAAATCTTCTAGGTGGATGTGAATCTTTTTCTAATTTTTCTATTCTTGTAAGCACCATATCCATCTGTTCATCTAAAGCATTTCTCTCAAAAACATAATTCATAATACCTTTTAATACTTTAGGTGTTAATATTTTAAGTAATGGAAACATTAATAATATCCATCTAGAGCACTATTTAAATCTACTGGATTTTCCTTCTTATCAATCTTCTCAATATACTTTTTAAGTTTCTCTAATTTAATATTTACCTCATCTTTATCCATTGATACTTCGCAACATAAATCCACATCATCTTTTATAAGTGTTTTTACTGTATGTAACGCTTCAATTGTTGTTATACACATATTTTAATAATCCCTATTTTTTCTAGAAAACTTCTCTTTTAGCCCATTTCCGCTCAAACTAGAGAGTATTTCTACAATTGCATGGTAACTAGCCTTAATTTCTTTTTGTTCCAATTGCATGCCTTTTTGAGCGTCTATGAGCTTTATAAGAATAGATTCTGTTCTATTTTGGCTTTCTTCTAATTCTTCCATCAATGTATTCTGAATCCAACTATTCTGTTTCCAAATAAAAAATCCAAATGCAATACTCATTGCAACTGGGACTCCAAAAGTTTCTAAAATACTAAATAAATCCATTTTTAGTCTTTATTTTATGCCATTCGGGAGTATTAAAATAATCTCTAATCTTTTGAGCAGCATACTCACTTTTTTTATAATTATTATCATATTTATCCATTAACCTTATTATATTACCCCACCTATATTTGGTTTTCATTCATCCCTTTATTACTTCTCCCCATAAAGATGTTTCACCATCTATTATTTGTAATATATGAACTGTAAAATGACCTTTTGAAAAGAAATCTACAATTGCAAAAGCATGTGCCCAATCAATAATTTGTCCTCCAAGCCATTCATTTGCATCTGAACTCATATCTTTAAGACATCCAATACTCCACGCTGACTTTGGGCCATCCATATGTGTGACTGATGCTTGCATTAAATCGTGGTGGTGTCCATACATAACATTGGCTCCAATTCTTCGTAAATGGTTCTGAGCATGATGTATTCCTGCAAAATGATGTCCATGGTAAAAGTGTAACTTTCCAATCTGTAACCACTTTTTTGGAGGAAGATTTGCCGGATAAAACTTGTACCCTCTTTCCTTTAGATTTACGCATTCTTTAAACCTATATCCTTTCATGTATGAATGTTCATTAACAAAATGATTCATCCATGCATCATGATTACCCTCAATCATATATTTTTCTTTACAATTGACTTTATCAAGAGATTCGTCAATCCAATCCATACCAGTATTTACTTCTTGAATATCCTGGTCAATAAACGGAATTTGATATTCCAACGGCGGTCTTTTCTTCTTCTTCCATTGCCAATGTGAGGCTCCATGCCATTCCCCAACATCACCTAAATCTATATAAATATCTGGTTTTACTATTTCTATTGCTTTTTTAACACAATTAATTGCAGCCATATCTGCAAGAGGAAAGTGCTTGTCGGGGGTGACGACTGCTCGTCGAACCACCCCCTTTGTTTTTTTAGCCATATTACTTCATTTCTTTTCTTAGTCTTACTACTACATAAACAAGTGTAGCTATTCCGATGCCAAGTCTAACTAAATCTGGAAGCCATTCCATGAAAGTTAGTACAAATCCACCGACACCTGCGCATGATGTCTTTAGTGTATCAAGCACTTTTTTCCTCCTTTTTTTGTTTTGATTCTTTATCCATTTCTTCAAGAACTTCAATAGCTCCTTGAAGTTTAACTGCCGTTGTAGTTACGGCATTTAATTCTGTTTGCAACTGTTCCCTCTTACTCATTACATCATCCAAGTCTTTATATAGACTGGATATTTTTTCTTTATTATCAGACATACTATCTCCTATTTACAATCGTGGAACTGACAATACCCTAACTCCACTCTTACGATGGGGATATTGTTTGATTGTTCTTTCGTATTTTGCCTTGTAATATGCTGCTCGTTGCAAATCTCCGGCATCTTCAAGTAATCTTGATTTAATATAATCTATTATTGCAGGTTGCAATGATGTATCTACCCCAGAATCTGTTCTTAAATCATCAGTAATCTGAGATACTTTGCCATATTTAGCATGATAATGTATTCTAAGCCCACTACTTACACTACTATCAGTATAAGTATCATATTTATCTAATGTTGTTTCTGTAGAGTCACTTACATCATTACTTAATACTCTTGAAACAATAGCTAATCTATCATCGTCATTATACCATGCAAAATAATCATTTGGGAAATTTCTTTTAGCCATTTAAACTCCTAAGTACTTGCTACAAATATTTCTACATCAACAGCATTAGACCCTGGGTCAACTAGTATACTTTCTAAATCATGTAAAACAGTTTGAACAGAAGAATCAGTAGTATAAGCTGCTACAGAATCATGTGGTGTTCCCATTACAAAACTATGTCCTGCTGCTAATAATATTGTAGCTGTTTCATTAGCTGAACTTGCACCACTTCCACTTTCAGTCACATCTATCTGCAAATTGACATTAATAGGTTCTGTATCATCAAGATTAGTTAACCTAATATATTTAACATCCTGAACATCTACTGACGAATCAGTAACATCTACAGTCACTCCACTTCTAAATACTGTTGTATCTACATTTGCTGGACATGTTACTATTCTTTGCAACACTTCATTAATGCTATTAACTACTAATATATTACTTCCACCATACCTCTGACCATTAAGTATTATAGACTCTGATAATTTTACTACTAATTTATCTGCTGTTACTGTACTTGCCATTATTACTCCTTATTATACTGATGCTATCATCATTTCTAAATCACAATTACCAGTATTTGCATCCGCTTGAATATTTGTTAAACTTCCTAAAGCTGTATCAGAGGCAGCATCAGCATCTTGAGTTGCATTAAGAACACCTACCATCCCTGCACTATTATCAGCTGTCCATATAAAAGAATTACCTGCATCAAGCTTAATAGCAGCCTCATCATTATCTTGATTCCTAAATGTTAATGTAAGAAAATTTGTATCATCTAAATTAGTAAATCTCATATATCTTACAGCTGAATCATTAAAATGCCCAGATGAAGCAACAGCTCCACTCAATGTAGCTATTGTAGATTCATTAGTTGTAATAGTTAATATTCTTTTTGATATTTCTGCAATAGAAGAAAAAGTTTTAGTTGTAGTCCCACCTTGATTTTTACCATTAAGCGTAATAGATTCTGATACTGTTACTGTCATTGTTGCGGGTGTAATTGTACTTGCCATTTTTTACTCCTATGTTAATGAGCCAGATGTATCATCTGTATCATCTTTTAATAATTTATGTGAGTCAGCCAATTTAGGTATCATCACATATCTATCATCTGTATCTAAAATTTCTACTCTAAACACATCAATTACATTATCATCTAAATCATACCATCTCTGTTTCTGATTAAGATTCTGTTTCTTTTGTAAACTGTAGTGCTGTATTTTTGAAGACATATCCATAAGTGCATCATTAATTAACTGCACCATATATTGCTCTGGCTGTCTTCCCATTAAATATTCTACTTGTTGTATTAAATTTTTTACTTCCATTATTATCCTTGTTGTACTTGTTGCTTTTGTTGCATTGCTTCCTGTAAAGATTCTAATTGATTAGACTGTTTTTTACTAACTCCTTGAGAAGTTGGAACCTTCACTCCTAATAAACTCAAAGATTGTATATAATCTTGTTTCAATGTATTAATAATTGGAATATATAAATCATCATCTTCCTCTGAAGCTAATAATGATTGAGCTGCCTTTATTGCTGCATATAATACCACAGCACTTTCTACATCATCTGGAAAATTAGCTATACCTGAAGTATCTCCATGTACTACTGCAGTTAACGAAACATATGTAACATATGCAGATTGACCAGATGTTGGAACTGGTAATATTTTTATAATAGCATCATCCATATAATAAACAGGGTCTGTAGAAGATGAAAACATTAAATCATTTGGGTCAGCAACTCTAGAAGACATAAATTTTGGTATCTGTCTGCACATTTGTTCTACACTAGATGAATCTTCACGAGTTACTGCTAATACTGGACCATATGTCGCTGTATCTAAATCAAATCCAGCAGAACTAGTAATTGCACTTGATGTCTTTGCACATTCTTCTAATTTAGCTGGAGGAAGAATTGATATAATTTGCTTTACTCCATCTTGAAGCCAATCAGATATAGCAGGGTCGCTATCCGTCCCATTAATGACAGCAAACCCAGTTAATGCATCTATTCTGTTTCTGAATGTTTCAGCCATTATCGTCTATTCCTTTCAGCTATATCTTTGTCCATAGTTGTAGTACTAAATTCTACTTTAGTAGTAC